TTATAAAGGAATATTTGAATCTTACCTGCTACAGTTGTATCAACTACACCAGTAGATTCATCAGTTAATGATGCAACAGTATATCCATCTGTATCAAAGGCAACCTTTTTACCACTATAGTAAATATCGCCAAATGAAATAGTATCTGACCCAGTACCAGTAACTTCACATAAAGCAAGAACATAATACATTTCTTGATTATTCTGTGAAATACTAAGGTCAATACCTGTGCCACCGACATAAGCAGTACCATAAACAATAGGTAATTTGTTATTAGTTGCTGGAGCTAATTGCTGTCTATTTCCTAAATTAGCAGACATTCCAGATGGGTCAAATGTTTGTGGACTAAAGAAAGCTTTAGAAATAATGGTAGATGCCACCATATTGATAGCAAAAGCTACCGCAGTTCCCCAAATAGTTAAAGTACCACCTGAAACAAGTATCCCACCGATAACTTCAGCAGCAATAATAGAACCAATAGCAAATGCAGATGTTGTAAAAGTTATCAGGCTTAAAAAAGCAAATATAAACTTAAACATTACTGCACCCAACTTTCATCTAGTTTAGAAAAGCCAAACTTATCGTATTTGATGTCAGGACTAGAAATCATTTTAGCTATTGTAAACATAATGATTCGACCCTCATCCTTCATCTTTTTACCATATTCTGTATATGATTTTAACAGTCTATACCCTGTTGTGGAATTTCTTTTATCAGGTTTTACATACCAAGCTAACTCATGAAGGGTGAATTTAGTATCGTCCCAAATGCAAGGTACTGTAATACCCATTATAAGACCAACATTTTCTTCAATAAATATGATGCCTTTTCCAGCTAATATGGTATCAAGAAGACGATTCCAGTAATCAGGGTTATCCAATACTTGATATTGAGGAATTGGGCTTTCATTTCTAAATGCCTTCATCATCTCTATTATTGCTGTTTTATCGTATTTGTTAGCTTGTCTTATCATGAGCCTGCTGGAGCATCCTTACCAAAGTAATAGTTAGCTGTGGCTGCAAAAGCAACCCTATTCATAGATGTATCATTAGGTGTATAGAAAGTCCAAGAGCTATTATTAGTAAATCTACCTGCTGTTCTATTTCTCAAGATAATCTGGATAGATGCAGCATTTACTGTAATAGTTCCAATATACATTCTGGCTTCTTCCATCCATTGCTCGGAGATGGCAAAGCTATTGATATATCCATTAAAAAACTGGTAAAGACCACCAGAACCACCAGTAGTAATTAATTGATTATTTGAATCAAAGAACCCATGCCAAGCTTCAATCTGGCATCCTTTGACATTTTGACCAAGAATCCATCCAAGCATCGCTGTATCAATACCGACTAATGTAAAGCTAGTTTCATTAGCAGTAGATTTAATATCTCGTTGAACCTGACCAATGCTAATAAGCTGACCTACTGCTGCAAATGGCTGTGAATCTACTTCTGGTACTGTAATTGATACAGGAGTAGTAGCAAATAAATATGTTGTCGTAGGAGTTGTAATCCTGACAAAATCTGCCATCCTAATTGTATTAGTGCCAACAACAGGTGCAATTGGATTCATAGAACGACCTCAAATGCTTTAAATGAGCCATCCCATTGTACAAATGAATCATTAGTCATAGGTATAAGAGTATATGTCGGATATGCTCTTAATAATACAGGGAAAGTGATTCCAGTATATGTATTTCCACCAAGTGCTTGAGTTGTACCATATTGACCGATTACTGCATTAGATAAAGTTACTGTAGTTAAAATAGTTCTATGAACTGGAATACTTACAGTAGACCCAGAACCTCTTTGAATATCAGCAGTTGCAATATAAGCATATCGTCCAATTTGTAGGAAATCTCCAGTCTTGACAATGTAAGCTGTAGATGCAATAGAAGGAAGACTTCCTAATACAATAATCTTTCCTGAACTAGATGTCTGGTACTGACAAGCTGAAATCTGAGCAGAAGTCATATCACCCTGATAGGCAATATAATTCAACCATCCAGTAGCACCAAAATTAAGATATTGTTCGTTAATCTTATCGTTTACCCTAAGTGTAGACAATACGCTTCTATTCTTTGCATAAGACAAATAGTTCATTGGCTTGATGTCAAAGGAGAATGGCTGAACACTTAGTAATTCAGATACGCTAATTCTTTGGTTACGACTTAATACTTGACCAACAAACTTTTGGTCATTGATACCAACAGATTCAGCGATAGATAAAATCGTATTTAATGACATATTTACCTCGATGCTGGCAAGCCACGACTTGCTGATTGATTAGCTGCAAATACAGCATTTTTATTACTTGCCAAAGCTTGAGCAAATGACTGAGTATCAATTGCATTGATATTGTAATTGTTTACAACAGTAGAGCCACCCATCATATCTGAAACTTGGTTATTAGGAATAATTGTTCCTGAAGTATTTGGAATAAATAATTCAGCACCACGCTCACCTACAATAGAGGGGGAATTAGCAGGTAGACTACCACCAGTAGCATTAGTTTTTAATCCAAATGACGGAAAACTAGCTCCACTTGTTAAAAAATCAGTACCAGATTGACCGCTTGAAAATAATCCACTTAGGAAATTACCTGCTCCACCTAACATTTTAAGCATTTGAGCTTTTGCATAAATAGCAAAGATGTCTAGGATTACAGACTTAGTAAAATCTTTAAATGCAAATTTTCCTGTCTTAACAAATGTTTCAACAGCATTAGCCATACTATTAAATACAGAATCATGAACATTCTTTAATAATTTTAATTGTTCACCTAGACCGATAACATTTTCTCTTTGCTTGCCAAGGCTTTCTTGTCTTTGTTTAAGGGCTTCTTTTTCTGTATCTGTTAAGCCACTAGCCTTCATAATATCAGCAATATTTTTTTCTGTTTCCAATTTAGCCATTGCAATTTGCAAATCGGTATCAGATAAGGCAATATTTTTCTGATATAACTCTAGCTTTTCTCTTTCTTTATCAATAGATAATTGTTCAGCAGACTGTCTATCTTCAAATGTTTTCTTTTGCTGACGATTTAATTCTTCTTTTTGAGCTTGACCAGCAGATTCAATAGCTTGAACTTTCTCTAAGAACGCTTTGTATTCTTGAGGAAGTAATCCCGTACCTTTGTCTTTAATTTGTTTATCAAAATCAATAGCAGCTTGAGCAAGCTTTCTTCTTGTCTCTAGTTCTATCTTCTCTTGTTGAGAAGCACCAGCCTCAAGAATATTGATTCTATCATCAACAGCTTGTTTTACTGATTCTGTCTGTAATGCTAACTCTCTTTCGAATCCACCAGCCTTTTTATGTCTTTCAATAGCTTCAGATTCTTTTGCAGCTTTCGCAGCAGCAGCTTCAGCATCAGCAGCATCTTTCTGTAAATCAGCAACAGCTTTAGCAATATCAGTTTTTAAAGCATTTACATTTGCTTGATTTAAACCTTTGACATTTGCCATTTCAGCATATTTAAGCTGCATTAACAAATCTGTTACTTTATCTGCTTTGGTCTGAGGTGCGCCAATCTTTTGCATACCATCAACGACTTCACTTACAAAGCCTTTGATGTTTCTCCATAATTTCTCAATTGAACCTAGGCGTTCATCATATTTCTTTAATGAATCATTGAAAGCATCAGCACCAGCTTTAGCTGCTAATTGATATTGACCTTGTTTATCTAATTGCTCTAGATATTTATATTGAGATAATGTTAGGAAGTGATACTTTTGATTCAAGGAATCAATTGAAGATATGCTTCCATTAAATGCAGGAATTAAGTCTTTTGCAACAACATCAGCAGATTCACCAGATAATTTACTAACTCTAGCAATAGCTTCAGCTACAGAAGACATTGATTCTTGAGTAAACTTACCAGAAGCTACTAAAGCACCAAAGATTGTCTTAGATTCACCAATAGTTGTATTTAATTTTGTAGATAAAGCAAGAGCAAGACCATTAAATGAATCTCTAGTAACCCCTGCATATCCATTAGTTAAAATTAAATCATCTCTTAACCTAACAAATGCTTCATGCCCTTTATAGGCTTCATAAGCAAGAGTTCCAACTACAGCAGCTACAGCACCTAATCCAACTCTTAATGGTGTCAATACTTGCTTGAAAGCATTAAACACATTAGTAATACCGCCAAACTGGTCTTTTAATTGACCACCTTGTTGCAATAGAACAAGCATTGGATTCTGACCGCCAGCTAGTGATGTGATGATGTCAGTAGTCTGATAGCTAAGAGCTTGAAGTTGATAAGGTGTTAATCCAGCCTTTTGACCAGCAGCATTTAATTGGGCTGTCTTTAATTTACCAGCCTTCTCAGCAGCTAAGTCATAAGCAGCAGCAGCTTTTAATACTTCATTCTTTAATTCTTGAGTTGCCTTTGATAACTTATAAGTAGGGTCATTCATTTCCCTAGTAACTTTAGCTACCGCAGTTAATGGTGTTTCTAAATCTTGTGCTGCATAAGTTAATTTAACAATTTCATTCTGGGCTGCAGTTGCACCTGCCTTAATCTCCCGACCCATCTTTTTTGTTTCTTCAATGGCTTTACTTACACCCTTTTCGAGTTCGGCAACATCCATCCCCATTACAATGCCTAGGCGTGATAAATATTGATTAGCCATTATTTGAATCCTTTATATCTGCTTAACTTAGCTAAATAAACAGGTAGTGTTTCCTCTATTTTAGATTTTAATATAGATGTAACTTTATCGATATGAAAATCAAACGCATCCCTAATAAAAGGATGCGGTGGAGTTCTAGCATTGCCAAATTCTTGAGATAAAGATACAGCAGACTTTTTAACAGTTACAGTAGCAATATAAGCATCGGTATCCCTAACAAGAGAAGACCTTTTATCAGATTCATTAGGGAATCTAGCATCTATTTTTGCAGTATCTCGTAAATGTGGTTTTTCTTTGCCATGAGCATCTAGATTTGATTTTCTATGAGTATCATAGGGAGCATCTGTTTGAACCTGCAATAATACAGGCTCTAATGCAGCAGTCATCGCTGGCTTAAATACATTTTTAGCCAATAAATCTGGTCTTTTTACAGTTTGAGAGATTTCTAGAAGGGTATCTTCTAGTTCTTTAAATCCCTCAAGTGTGTAATAAACGCCCATATCAACCCGATTTTTTTGGATGGAATTTCATATATGATAATAGATTTCTCTGTAATTGTTCAGCTTTTTCCTCATCAGTTAAAGGTGGAACAATATAATCATGAGACATCGGGATTATCTGTTCCATCCTATAAGGAGTAGAGCCTTGTTTTATCTTAGAATTAAGATTTCCAGTAGCAAATGCACTTAGAGCTACCAGCATACCTCTATTCCCAATCAAGCCATCGTGATACATCAATTCAATATTGACCATATCATCTGATGATATATCTTCAGGACACCCACCATGAGCAAGAATATAAGCCCTTGCTTGAGAGCGAATGTCCCTAATTAGTTTTTTCGAGCATCCCTATAATTAGGTTCAATCGCTTCACTAATCTTTTCCACAATTTCTAATTGAAGCTGTAAAGGTAACTCTGATTCAATATCTTCATAGGTAAAGTCTTCAGAAGAACCGTCTTCTGGAATAAGCATTTGGAAGTATTTGAGAATACGCTTTTCCATACGCAATACAGCAGAAACAGTTTCTTTTGCTGACATACCATCAATAATGACATCATCTTCTTTTAATTCAATGCCTTCAATCTGTTCTTCAGCAACACTCTTCCTGAAAACTTCTGTCATCTTCTCATATCTGCTGTTAATTTCAGCTTCATCAAGTTCAATGATACTTTTATCAATTACCAGTTTTTCATTAGAAGTTGGAACTCTTACTGTGAATTTATTACCTTTGATTTCAAAAGTCTTTGTGCGAATTGCGTCATTGAATCCAAACTTTGATGATAATTTTGTCATGTTAGCCTTTTACTATTGTGTTATAGATGTCGTTGTTTAATTGATTTACATAGGTTACAACCGCTTCTGGGGTCATAACAGGTGCGTGAAGCCTAGCTATTTCATAAGCTAGGTTCATCTTCACAATTTTTTGAGCGTGGAAAGTAAACCAGTTCTTTTCATTAGTACCAGCCAATTCCCACAATAAATCTAGTAATTGATTACTGTTCTGTATCTGTATTTGCTTTGACTGTGTCATTTTGTTTTGTCTTTGTAGGTTTTGTGTAAGGATTGTATTTTGCTAGAACAGTTAATGCAACAAATTCTACTGTATCAGGAGTAGCCAATGCCAAAGCATCAGCCACTTCTTTACCATCAACTACCAAGCCTTGAGCAACAGAATCAAGGCTTGAATAAGTTGTCACCAATGTTTCAATTGCTTGGGCTAATGTAGTCATTATGTGTTACTCCATCCATACTGGTTTCCACGAGGATGTACTGTAAATACACATTTCGCTTCAGCATTTGGCTGTGAATCAATCTTGAATTCAGATACACGACCATTGAAAGCATAAGCTTGGGTACTTGTGCCATCTACAGATGTAACTACAAATGTACGGTCAATAGAACCAGATTGTGAATCAGAACGAATCAAGGCTAATGCTGCATCGCTTGGATTCCAAGGAGCAGTAATAGTCATAGATGTAGGTGCTGACTGAACTGGAATCTTGTCTGATTGACGAGAGCCTGCAACAGAGAATGAAGCGACAGCATCATCTTGTCCGAATGGTGGTACAGCTTCCACATTTAATTGGATACCTGCTGAACCAGTACCATTAGCAGCTACACCTGCAATGTTACCTACTTGACCAGTCCATACTGACAAGTTAGCAGTTGAAAGAGCAGTTGGATTAGAACCTGTTTGCATCCATAGGGATGCGGTCATTCCTGCTAAGATTTTATTTGGTGCTGTCATTTCTTACTCCTAATTAAGCGTTGTTAGACCAACCGTACATATTGCCACGAGGGTGCAATGTAAATACAGCTTTAGCTTCAGCGTTAGGCTGAGAATCAACTTTGAACTCAGATGCTCTAGCATTGAAAGCATAATATTGAATGTTTGTGCCGTCAGTTGCAGCAACTACATAAGTTCTTTCTGTAGATGAAATGCTTTCAGCATCAGCACGAACTTGAAGAATATTTGCATCACTTGGATTCCAAGGTGCTGTAATAGTCATTGAAGTTGGAGCAGATTGAACTGGAATCTTATCACTTTGACGAGAACCAGCTACAGTAAAGTTAGCTACAGCATCATCTTGACCAAATGCAGGTACAGCTTCAATGTTCAACAAGTTACCAGATACAGCGATTGCTGATACATTGGCTAATGTAGACAATTGAGCAAGAGTTAAAGGTGTTGGAGTAGCTGAAGGCTGCATATACATTGATGCAGTCATACCTGCTAAGATTTTATTTGGGATACCCATTTTAGATTCCTCGATTAAAAAAATTAATAAACATTATCTTATGTTGAGATATAAAGCGTACAGTCTAAAGATATTTGCTGTAAACCCAAATCGTTATCGTATGTTGCATAGTGCATATATACATCTGCTTTAGCTACCTCTATTAGACCACCAAAAAGACCTGAATAGCCATGTAGTGATTGTAGCAAATCATTTGTTAAAGTTAAAGCGACATCACTATCTACATGGAATATAGAGATTTGGAATACAGGAGTATCAATTCCCTTATTATTTTGATTCTGCCCTGTATATACAGGCTGATGAACTGCTCTAAGTTGCCAAGTCACAAAACCTGTCTCTGCTTCCAAGAATTCCTGTCTATTGAAGTTCTGATAAACAGGAAACTCCTCTCCAAATATAGATTTGAGTTGGGCTTGGATAGCTTGTGCATATATGGCTGGATTCTGTTGGCTCATGCTGGCACTTTCGGGTCTACTCTATAGCACATTAAAGTAATACTTAATCTATCATTAGCTTCACGAACATCAGTAATACGCCATTCATTGCCATTCCAATCAATACTGTAATCAGGCTGATTATTCACAACATCTCGAGCAAATGGTGTGTAATTAATCACAAAATTGACTAAATCGGTATAAGCACGATACTTCTCAGTTGTTCTAAGACTGTTAGCAACATCTTTCACCCTAGCTCTGGTATCGAATAGTTTGGTCTTTGTAGTCTTGTATTGACCATACGAATTAACACTCTTAACCAGAGTATTAATCGTAATATTTTCGAACCGTTCAATTCCACTCATAGAGTAGCTGTCCTGTACTTAGTCAATAAGCGTAAGAATCCATAAGGAATCTCTTTTTTGTTAGCCATATCTGTATCAGAACGATTATTGTACCAATGGGTCAAAATCAATAACATCGCTTGTCTGATACGCTCCACATTCATATCTTCAGTAGCACCATAAAGAATACTGTCATAAGTAATCTGAACAGGAGCAGTCCTTACTGAACTCAATGCTGCTGGGAAAGCTTGACCATTTCTAGTTCTAAGTAAAATAGGGTTTACAGTAGTATCAACTAAGTAAATAGATGGGTCTAATGTCTGTAATATGTCATGCTCATCCCAATATTTAACAACTAAATTGCTAATATTAGGCTGTGGAATAGCCATACCAGTTTGATTGAAGCGTAGATAGTTACATTGTGTTGTAACTGTTTCCAAATATTGACCAATATAGTCTTCTACAAGTTCTTGAGCTACACCACATAGACCTTCTAAATAAGTGTCCTGAGATGTATCACCAAACAAGTTTACTTGGTTACGAGCATCTGCAACAGGCAAATAAGAAGGCAATGGTCTATCCAATATCTTCTGTTGAACTGGGAGAATTGCTGTATCAATCATTGTATCCCCTTAATATACTTTCCAATGCTCCTTGTGGGAGCATCAGAAAGCATACTAACTATTAAACTTCGCCAGTAAACTCTAGTGTTACACCAGCTTGTACATCGTATACCAATGTGTTCAAACGACCACGGATGTAGAATGTCAAGTAGCCCAATTTTGTGATTGGAGTAGTTGTCAAAGTAGCCATCATACGGTCATAGATACGGAACAAGCGTGTCTTGCTACCGATAACACCGAAACGAACACGGTCACCAGCAGAGAATGTTGGTGCATACCACTCTTCGTAAACATCGATACCTAAGAACTTACCTACATAAGCTGGCATACCAGCAGCAGGAGCGTTGTTTTGTAACAATGTTTCTGTGAACAATGGGCGACCAAACGCATCAACCAAGCTACGAACTTGTTGAAGAGCTTGTGAGCTAAGAACCCAGCAAAGGTCATTACGATAAACAGGGCGTAATGCGTAGATAGCAGAGATGAACTTCTGATAAGTAGCGTTAGCACCAGTTAAAGTCTTAGGCGTACCTGCTGCTGTATTAGGGTCTTGAACTTGACCACCAGCCAATGCTGTTTCTAATGTTGCACCAGCAAAGTCAATACGCTTCAACTGGATAGCACCAGTACCAGAATCGATAGATGCTGAAGTACCAGATGGAGTAGCTGTCAAGTTGAACAAGCCATTGATGTTACCGTTAGAGCCAGAACCAGTACCGTCACCATTAGCCAAACCAATAGCTACAGTTTGAGCAGCAGCCATGTACAAGTCTTCGCTGAATGTTGATAACAATGTACCGTTGTCGCTTAGTACATCTTCACCAATCCAGTTTGTACCTTCGTAACGCTTGAAGTTTACTGTACGCTCAACGATTGCTTGGTCACCCACATTGGCTGGCTGGTTATAACCCCAACCGATACCTTGGTTAGCGTAACCGCTTGTATCTGAACTACCTACTAATGTAGGAACTACCAAGTTTGCTGAACCAACAACTTGATTCAAGAAAGCTTGACGGATACCTGAAGGCTGACGCATATAAGCGAAAGTTGGGTCTACAGGGCGTGGAGAACCTTGGTCTAAACCAGAGCCAACCAAACCAGTAGACTTGTTGAACAATTTAATGCTCATTTCAGTCTCTTTACCTGTCTCTTTAGCTTGTTTAGCTAATTCAACAATCTCTTGACCCATCTTTTCAAAGAAAGGAGCTTCTGGCTGTGCAGATTTACCTGCTTCGATGTCCTTACGGTTCTTCTCGATATACTCTTCTAGAGCAACCATCTTAGAACGCAAAGTACCGATTTCTTCAGTCTTAGCAAATTCTTTTAAAGATTCTTCAACAGTAGCAAGTACATCGCCTTTAACAGACTTTGATACTTCTTTTACCGCTTCTTCGGCAGCAGCTTTTACGCCTGCCAATACTTCTTGTTTTAAATCAGACATGATTTAGTTCCCTTTTAAAGATTTAATAATGTCTCTTAGTTCAGCATCAGCTTTAAGCTGTTCCAAGAGTTTTTTGGCTTCCATCTCTTCATTTGGAGCTTGGTCTTCAGTTGTGTCTCCTGCTGGCATCTCACCAGATTCGTCATCATCTTCATCACTAACTTCAATATGAATCAACAGATAGTCCTTAAGTGCTGAAATAGCACTTTTTGCTTCTGAGCGAGATGCTCCAGCTTCACGCAGGGAACGCTCATATACTGCCAAGTTAATTGTGCCATCCTTATGTTTGGCAGTCTTAACATTGGTAATCTTTGCTGATGGCATTGCTGGATTAATCACAATTGATGTCTCTCTTAAAGTAATTTCATTGAATTTATATCCAACCCATCTATCTTCAGCAATAATATCTTCATAATCGTTACTTGTAAAGCCAATTGAGAATCCACCAATAATTGAATTCTCATCTTTAGTCATTTTACGAACATCTTGACCTCTAGTTGTATCGTAAAACTTACCATAACCGATTACGCCTTCCATTGTCTTCTCAAATTTAGTCCAATAACCGATTGGGTCTAGAGTAGAGTGCTGAAAATACATTGGAAGTGGTGTATCGTAAATACCTTGTCTCATCGTAGCGTTATAGCTATCAATGAACTTGTCTAGGGCTGACGGAACAATCACATCGCCTACCAAATCTGGTACGCCAAAAGTAGTAATCATTCCAGCAATATCATAATCAGGAGAATCTACTTCCTTCTTAATGAGCTTACCAGCAAAATCTTTAGTTACGATTTCTTTAGTGTTCATGATGTTTTGCCTTGTGTATCAGTTGATTGGGCTGGATTAGTTGGCTCTCCATCTTGACCTTTTACTGGAGCTTTACCACTAATAAGTTCTTTGCCTTTACCATCTGGAAGTGGAGCATAATTCATGTGCGCCCTAACTTCGTCAATAGTAAATGCACCTGTATTCGATAATAATTGGATAAAGTTAGCTTGAGATAACAAGTCACCCTTAAGGTAAGCTTCATCATCAAACTTTACTTTCAATACATCACGCTTATCTGCTGGGATAAGGATGTCTGTCAATGTAGCTTCGATGTTAGAAACGATAGGGTTCAGAGTATCTCTGTACCATCCAGCATTATTAGCAACTACATTGTTAAAACGAGCATTAGCTTCTGAGCCAACTTTAGATGGTGGAACACCAAATGAAGCTGCAATCTCAGTAATTAATTGTTTGCGGAAAGCCAACAAATCAGCAGTCTGAGGATTAGAAAGCATCTCAGTCATGATGATGTCAGCATCTTTATCACCAGTTACGAAAATACCACCAGCTTGAGTGTTGGTGTTATTAGGGTCTAGAGTAAAGTTTCTCTTCAAATCTGCTAAGAAATTATCTTTTTCTTTAGCATCTGTGAAGGCATTAAGCATTGGTGACTTATAAACACCAGAAATCCTTGCACCATTAGCAAATGTTCTAAGGGCAAAATTGTCTGCCTGAATTAATAAGCGAATTTTGTCAGCATTGCGTAAGATTAGAGATTCACCAGTTAAACCATCAATCTCAACATCACGAACTTGGAACATTTCGCTTGGAGCAAATGCGTTATATCCACTCTCACCGATAAAGTCATAACGAACTAACCGAGTACGACCATCCATCGTTTCGGTAATCGGTCTCATACGATATGGATTCAACAATGTCATTCTTGGTACTAAACCATCACGATTCGGTGCGCCAATAAATGCGTTACCCCATGCTCTAAGCACGAATACCATATTATAGATGAATGTATATGTATTCTGACGCTCATTCGGATTCTTCAATCGTTCCAATGCGATATTCGCAATGTTCTTATTGATAGTACCTTGAGGTCTGATGAATTTCTCTTCTGCTTCATCCCATTGATAAATGGAAATAGGTAATTGAGCAATCGCTTTAGATGTCGCATCTAAGCAAGCAAAGACTGTACCGTTGTTAAGTGCATCCCAAACGATGTCAATTTGCGCTCCATTAGGAGTTGTAGTGCTAGTTGGAACATATCCATACCAGTTAAAGCCATTTGGTGCGTAGTCCGCAAAAAAGCGACCACTACCAGACATCAAATTCTTAACTCGGTCAATAATCTTCAAGCTATCCCCCAATACATTTGTCGTTGTTGCGGATTCTCAATATCTAGCGAACACGCCATTACCATTGTCATTACCGCATCTATTTTATTTGGAGAAGAAGGACTCTCCTTTTGTGGATATAAATTTCCTTTATTATCAGGTCTAATGTGAGCATTTGCAACCTGCCATGACATAAAAGATGACTTATTATGTATTATTTTACCCTCATTTAGCAATCTTTCAAAGTCCATTGCTGCTGGATTGATTACCATACCATTTTGATTGATAGGCTCAAGGGTCATTGTTAAGTCTTGTGCTAGTTTAGCTGTAAGCATTGTAGCAGACCATCTATCGAATCCAATAACCTTTGGTCTATATTGAGCGTTCCACTCTTTAATCTTGTCTTCAATAATATAAGGGTCTACGATTTCCCCTTCGACTAAAGTCAATACACCTTCTTCGATACCACGACCATACTTTACCTTATAGACAGTAGGTAAGGCATCAAATGTAGCCCTTGGTATATAGCATTGATGTATAACTGAGCGACTTCCATCAGGATGCCTAAACCACATCGCTAGAGCAGTTAAGTCTTGAGAGCGAGATAAGTCAAATGTCATGAAGCAGTCTTCTGAAATAGGAACATTATCTACAGCACTAGCATCCCATTTCGTCACATCAAGCCAGCTTTCAGCAGAACCTAAGTATACATTCAGGTTTTTAACCATAAATGAGTTCTTCTTGATAGTAGATTTCCTTGCTTCTAGGCAAGTCTCCATCATTTTGTCTTCTCGGACAGTAATCCCCAAATTGGGATTAGCCTTAATCCATGGCTTAGGGTCATCCCAGTTCTTATAGTCTTCAGGGTCTAGTGTATAAATCAGACCAAATGTTCTATCCGAGCCACTATTACGCAAGTCATTAATATATGGCTCTTCAAACATTTCAAAGAATGGATTAACAGTATCTTGTGCGGTAGTCAAAAGAATGTTTAGTACATTCGATGATGCAAGCTGTCCAGATGTCAATACGCTGAATACATTTGGGTCTTTAATAGCAGCAGCTTCGTCAAAAGCTACCACATCGGGCTTGAATCCGTCTTGTGTATTTGAATCTTTACCCAATGGCTTAAATGTTTTCCAGTCATCGACAATTTCGATAGAACGATTCTTTAACTTAAACATCTTACGCAGTTCTCTATCAGACTGCATAATCATACGCTTACAGAACTGGTGAAGAATATTAGCTTGGTCTTCTTTGGTAGCAGCACAAAACGCCTGAAGACCTTTATCTCCTAGGATGTATGCCAATAAAACCATTCCAGCCACAAGGTTAGTCTTGCCATTCTTACGACCCACTTTAAGCAAAGCATTATTGTATCTACGCTCTTTCTTATTCTCTCTACTTACCCAGCCAAAGATGGCAGCTACAAAGAACTGTTGCCAAGGAGTTAGATAGAATGGTTCACCAGCCCATTTATCCTCAGTTAGTCTTAAGCATCTGCTAAAAAACTGAATAGCTCGGTCTGCCCTTTTTCTGCAAAAGAACCATCTATATTTATCATCGCTATCTGCCTTCTCTAATTCCTTAACAAAGGCTTCGCATTGAAGTCGGACATATTCATTGGATAATATCTTCCCCGATACAATATCTTCGCAATACTGTATAGCGGTGATATACGATTGTTTGGAGTGTTCAGTCTTCGTCATCTAGAGAATCTAACCAGCTATTACCACGCTTTTTATCTGTAGGTACATCTTTGAGTTCATCTTCACTAAATGCAAAGCTAGGAGATAAACCAAATCTAGCAAAGAATTGAATGATGGATTTCTCGGCAGCAGACATAGACCTAATGGCAGGATTGGCATAGATAATCTGTTCTATGTCATCACCTACCTTAACGCTCTTGGTTAAATTCACGCCATGAGTATCTACCTCTCGCTTGCAAGAAAGCCATAGCTCAATAGCATTTTTCAGCATTGCTAAGTCTAGGGAATATACCCTGTCTGCAATACCATATCTATCTCTCAAATGAGTAGAGATAGTTTCCGTCATACGCAAAGCCTGACGATGTTGCTCAGACTTACGCTTACTGACTTTCATTGACCATAATGGAAGAGGGACTACATTGGTCTTAACAAACCCCTCATCGCCCTCTTCTTCATCTAGGTCACTATCTGGAATCGGCAACTCTGTTATATTTTGTTTTATCTTGTTGGCAGTACCTTTAGTAGTTTTACCTACTCGTCTGCCTTTTCTTAAATCTGTCATTGAATTGGATTTCCGTTATATCCGCAATGTTGTCTATAGAGTTGATACTGTTCATCAGTAATCCTACCCATATCTAACCACTCTTGGAGAACCTTAAGTGGTGGACAAACGAACTGATTAAAGTTCGGATTCAGTTGTGTTGGCATCTTCTTTCACCCTTTTTCTTCCAGCCTTTGAAATGACTGGCTTCTCATAAAGTTGAGCCTTGGCAATCTCTTCATTTCTCGCAGCTACTAACTTAACATAATGGTCATGACAAATTCTACCAGAGCCTACCTTTGATAATAACTCTTCATGGGTTAATTCGTCATTACCTACTTTGAACTTAATCATAAAAACTCCTTGGGTCTTTTTTGGTTTTCCTACATATCGCTTCATATCCAGTTTTGACACTATGACATGAAGCACATAATGAAGCTAGATTAGTTACATCAAGAAATAGACTAGTATCACCCCGATGTGGGGTCATGTGGTCTACCACCGTAGCTGGCGTAACTCTACCATCTTTTGCACATTTAACGCAAACAGGCTGCTTGCAGAGAACAGCATCTCGTAATGTTTTCCAGACACTTGTCGCATACATCGCATGATAATCTGGTCTAGATGTCTTTAGGTTTCGGATACGCTGATGGTCTTCGCATCTGCCACTATTAACAGATTTGTTATGACATCCGAATTGAGAACAAGTGCTACGAACTTTTAGCATCTTTTTACCATTTTTATATTATATTTTTTAATATATTGTAAGTTTTGTGAAAGTAATATTAACC